AGAACGCGCGCCGGATCGAGGGCGTCCTTCGGCTTCAGGTAAGCCGGCTTGAACTTCCGCACGCTCTCACGGCGCGAGAGCATGGGCTGGCCCTGGACGTTCGGCGCGACGAACGGAGCCAGGCGACGGGCCTTGTCGACCACGTCGAAGTCGATGAACTCGGTGGTCGAGTAGTGGGCGCGGGGGAAGCACAGATCGAGCCAGTAGCTCGACTGCGGCGGGAAGTTGCGGATGACGCCAGCGAGTTCGTGCGTCTCCAGGATGTCGAATGCCATGATCTTGATCTCCTACGGCAAAATGTTTCGGGGTTGTTGTGCGACTGTCTCGCGAGAGATCAGTTGGCGATGACGGTGATGTTGCAGACGGCGGTCGCGGTGTTGCCGGACTCGTCGGTGACGGTGAACTCCGGAGCGAAGTCGCCAGCGATGGCGTCGTTGAGCGGGCCGGAGATGACGCCGGTAGCCGCGCCGAGGGTAGCACCGCCGGGCAGAGCGCCGCCGGTAAGTTCCCAGGTGCGGGCGCCGTCGCCGCCGGAAGCCAGCAGGTTGAGGTCGTACGAGTACGCCGCCAGTTCGGTGCCGTCCGGCAGCGCGCCGCCGGTGAAGACCAGCGCATCGCCCGCGCCGCCCTCGTTGCCCGGGCCGACGTAGTCGGACTCGTCGCCCGTACGCTTGTCGCTGTGCAGCAGGCGGCGGTACTTGATGTCGGCGGTCATGGCGGTCATGGCGACGGTCTCGGTGGTGCCGGCCGGCCAGTTGATCGCGTCGATGTTGAACATGCCTTCGGTGTAGACCGCGGCACGGCGCGCGCCGGCAGCGATCTCGTAGGCCGAGATGGCATCGACGGCGTTGCCGGCCGTCCAGGCGACGAAGGTCGCGCCGCTGCGGGTCAGCGGCACGTACTGGCCGATGGCCGCGCCGAGGTTGAAAGCGAAGTCCTGCGTGGAGACGGGCGGGGTGTCACCCGCGAAAAGCTGGGGCGGAAGGCCCAGGTCTTCGCCGTTCGCACCCGAAGCGATGTGGATGGTGTTCATGCGTGTTTCCTTGTGGTCAGAGGTTTGCGGGGGCGAGGCGCGAACGCTATCGCCTTACTTCTTGGTCCGGCCAGTGGCCTTCGCGTGCGCGGCGGCGATCCGGTCGGCGGCGCTGACCTTCTCCCCGTCGTCCTTGCCGTCGACGCCTGCGGTCTTGCCTTCGTCGCCAGACATCGCGTCCGCCAGGGCGCCCTTGCCCGGAGTGGCTTCGGTTTCGGGCTTGTCCTCGGCGGAGGCCGCCAGGGTCTTCTTCGCGTCGTCGACGGACATCTGGGTGTTGAAGGCGAGGTGGTTGGCGAGCTTGCTGCGCTTGCCGGCCTCCTCACACGACAGGATCGCGGAGATGCGCTCCTGCGCGGCCTTGGCGCCTTCCTGCGCGCCTTCAGCCTTGCCTTCATTTCGCGCGGCGGCCAGGCGAGCGGCTTCGTCACCCGCACCATTCTCCGCCTTCTTCTCGGTGTTTTCGGTGGTCATCTTCTTTACCTCTTTGGTTTGGGTGGAGGCCGTACCGACCTCCGCGAGAAACGCAGTATAAGCCGCGCGGGGCGACATCACAGCGTCGATGAGCCCCGCCGCCAACGCTTCGTCGGCGTCGTATACACGCGCCTCGGTCGCGCGCACGGCCTCGGCGCTCATGTTCCGGTTGGTCGAGACCAGCGCCACGAACTTCTCGTAGCTGCGCTCGACGGAAACTTGCAGGGCCTTGCGAACGTCTTCCGGCAGATCCTCGTAGGGGTTGCCGTCGACCTTGTGCTTGCCCGAGTAGATGAAGGTCGGCTTGACGCCCCACTCCTGCATCATCTTTTCGTAGCTCATGTGCAGCATGACTACGCCGATGCTGCCAACGTCAGCCGACGGGGTCGCGTAGATCTTGCCGACCGCCGAGGCGATGGAGTAGCCGCCCGACAGCGCGCGCGAGTCGACGACCGCGGCCATCGGCTTCTTGCCGCGGGCCTCGCGGATCATCTCGCACAGCTCGAAGTTGCCGGCGACGTGGCCGCCATACGAGTTGACATCGAAGATGATGCCCTTCACCTCGTCGTCGCCGAGCGCAGCGCCGACACGCGAGGAGATGTAGTCGTAGCCGGTGGCCCAGCGGTCGCACCACGGGTCGCGGTGCAGGAGCGCGCCGTACACCGGGATGACGGCGATGCCGCCTGCGAAGATGAAGGGCTTGCCGGAGGCGTGCTCGTTGCTGCCGAAGAACGCAGCGCACGTCTGCTCGGTGGCGTCCGTCGCCTCGGCGCTACGCGCAGGCGCAGACGCGAACGCGATCAGCTCTTGCGCGTGTGCAGGCGAGACGAGAGAGGGAGCGCGCGAAAAACGCTGCACCTGCCCGTGGTTAATCATCGAATCCGTCATTGCTCGCCCCTTGGTTATTGTCGTTGCCGCTGGCGTCGAGGTCGTCCGGGTTGCCGGACGTGCTCGCGCGCGTGGAGGTCAGGTCGAACGCGAGGTCCATGCTCGCCCTCATGCTCTTCTCGCGCTTGGCCTGCGCGTACACGTCGCGGAAGTCCTTGCCCAGACGCGAGCACTCGATCTCGTAGGTGGACAGACCCGACGCGATCCGCATGATAGCGGCCTGCGTCTCCTTCAGCTCGTCGACCTGGCCGCGCGTCGCGCCGATCCACGAAGCCCGCGAGATCGCCTCGCGGTTCATGCGCTCGTAGAACCAATTCGGGTTCTTGCGGGTCAGCGCCTTCGTCGTCTCCAGGTGGCCTTCGACGATGGCCTCCTCCAGCCAGTTGCCGTACGCCGCATTGGCGGTGCCGTCGGCGATGACGCGCTTCTTGGTCTGCACCGAGCGCAGCGTCTTGTTCGTGGCCGCGCGCAGCGACGAGTAGTTGGTCTTGGAGTAGTCGTGCGTGTACTCCTCGTAGCTGACGCCCAGGGTCGCCGAGATGTAGCGGTTGAGCGACTCCTCCAGCTTGTCGCCCATGCCGCCCGTAGTGCCGACCGGAGTCAGCTTGAGCTTCGTGCCGGGGAACAGATACGGGATCTTCGTGCCGTCGATCTCCATGTTCCGGCTTCCGCGGGAATACTCGGAGATCGCTTGCAGCAGCGACATGGACGCATTGGTGCGCTGGTCGCCTTCCGTCGCGCCGATCATCTCGAAAGCCATCTCGGGCGGCAGTTCGGACTCGATAGCCGCGGCGAAGCTGGCCTGCACGATGGAGTTCGCCAGGGCGACCTCGTGGAACCGCTTGCCCATGCGCGTCTCTTTGAGCGCGGCCACGAGATCCGCGACGCCGCGGGACTGCTCGGCGCGCGTCGCTTCCATCAGGTGCAAGGTCTGGAGCCGACCCCACTTCTTGCGGATCGGCCAGTAGTCCCAGACGTAGTTCTCGCCGAGGCGCGAGCTATCGTTCGCGACCGCGCGGCGGATATAGAGGCCGATCTCGGCGCCGTCTTTGTCCAGGCGTACGCCGCGGCGGAGGAACTTGGTGTCCTCCAGATCGTTCGGGTTGCACACGCGGTTCGCGTCGATCAGTTGCATCGCGGTGCGGAACGGGCGGCGGCCGCCCATCCAGTTCATCGTGCCGACGGTCTCGCCGCCTGCGAAGAAGCAACCGATGGACAGGCGCACCATGTCGGTGAGCGTCTTGCGGCGCTCCACGTCGATCCACTTCATGTCGGACTCGGCGTAGAGGGTGAACATCTCCTCGACTTCAAGCTGGAACTCTTCGGCCCAGACTTCGTCCAGGCCGAGGTAGCGGAAAGACGGGTTGGCGTTGAGCCGGAACTGCTCGCCGACGATGGAGTCTTTCTGCGTGTTCGCGGCGCCGATGGTCGGGCCGTTGTTACGCAGGAGGTCGAGCGCGCGGCCGTCGAGCAAGCCCTTCTCGCGGGCGAGCAGTTGGTCGGCGGAGTTGATGCGGGGGTTCCACGAGGCCAGTTCGCGGCCCAGGCGGTCCGCGCCCTCGAAGGCGCCGCCGCCCAGGCCGGCGGTCTTGGTCAAAACCGAAGCCCCATTTACAGTGACGCCGGAGCCTTCGCTCCGGCGATCTGACGGGCTATCGAAGCCGTCGTCGAACCCGCTCACAGATAGACTCCTGCGGGCCGGGCCACCAGGCCGCACATCGGCGCCTGCCCCAGTTGCCCTTTGAGCCAGTTGATGTACGAGATGAGGGCGAAGCGGTTGCTCGACGAGTAGACGATGCGCTCGCCGTTCTGGTCGTAGAACTCACGGACTTGCCCGCCGATCATCACGGCGTGGTAGGCCGCCTGCGCTTCGGCGAGCTGGGTCTCGTAGAGAGCCCGCTGTTCGGTGGTCAATGTGGGCATAGGTCAGGCCAGCTCTGCGGCAACGTCGGCGAAACCATAAGGCTTGCGTCCCCCCTTGTCAACAGAGCCGTTTGCTGCTAGGCCGTCCAACGTCACCAGGGGGTTGTTTTTCCACGGCGCCAGCCAGGCCGGCGGGTCTTCCCAGTTGACCTGGTCGACCTTCTGCCACACGCACGCGCCGATGAAATACGCGCACAGATCCCAGGACTCGTTGCGGCGGTTGGCCTTGTTCTCCCAGCCGCGGGCGCCCTTCGTCTCGACGGTCAGCTCCTCGAAAAACTTGATGTCGAGCCAGTCGGGGAAGTCGATCTTGCCGCCGCCCGCCGTCTCGCGGTCGAGCATGTTGTTGAGCGTGTCCTTGAGCGAGTTGGAGTTGAAGAACAGCACCGGGATCTCGCCGCGCGCTTGCGCCAGTCGGTCCTTGCGCTTCGTGTCCGGGTAGGAAACCGCGGCGCGCGGCGCTCCCGGCGAGTGCTCGCCCTTGACCGGCATGAAGCGCGACGCTTTGCCCTCGCGCTTGAGCTTGCGGTAGAAGTCGTACACCTTCGACGTGACGCCCTCTTTACCGCCGGAGTCGCAGAACGTCATGCGGATGGCCATCTCGCCGCTGTCATCGACCAGGCGGTACTTACGCTGCATCACCTCCTCTTCGAGCAAGTCCCAGTCTTCGAGGTAAGCCGCCGGCTTGACCCACAGCCTCTCGCCGTCCTCGTCTGTGCGCTTGGATTTGAACACCGGGTAGCGGTCGATCACGACGGCGTCGTACCCGACCGGCGCCGGCCGGATACCCATGATCTGAACCTCCCAACGGTTCTTCTGCACGTCGACCATAGCGAACAGCGCGCGCACGTCGTTCGGGACGAGTTTCTTCGGCA